GGTTGCAAGACCTAGCGCAAAAAAACGGGGCTGGGCCTTGAGGCAATCTTGCCGGAACGCGACACGATGACACAGGACGCACTCGCTCGGGCGCTTAAGATTACGCGGCCGACGCTGCGCGAGTGGCAAAAGCGCGACGACTGGCCGACCGGGGCGACCGTCGAGCAGTTGATCGCGTGGCGCGACGAGCGCGGGCTGGGGCGCATCAAGGACGGAAGCCTGGGCGCGTTGAAGGCCGAGTTGATGCGGCGCGACATCGAGCTTCGCGATCTGAAGCTGGGCCGCGAACGCGGCAACGTGGTCGAGCGCGAGGTCGTGCAAGATATGCTCCAGCTGCTTTCCCAAAAGCTCGACCTGCTCCTGCGGCTCAAGCTTGAGGTTGAGCTCGGCCCGCGCGTCGCCGGCAAGTCGGCCGCGGAGGCGAACGTCGAAGGCGGGCTGATCCTGGACGAGATCCGCGAGGTGATCGCGGGCAACCTTGCGCGGTTCGAGACGGAGGCGATTCGGAAGAGCGCGACCGAGGAATGAGCGCCGAGCAACTCCTCGCCGGCTTCCGCCTTCCGCGGCCGGACCGCTCGCCGATCTACGACTGGGCGCGCCGGCACGTCCAGCTGCCGGAATCCTACGCGACGCCGGGGCCGTTCAATGTGCGCTTGTCGCCTTGGCTCGTGCCGATCTTCGACGCACTCCAAAACCCGCTGGTTCGGCGCGTTCACTTTCGCAAGGCCGTGCAGATCGGCGGCACGCTGGTGGCCGACGTCTGGCTGCCGTGGATCATCGCGAACGATCCCGGCCCGATTAGCTGGACGATGCAGACCGACGAGATGGTGGAGAAGCACGCGAAGACGCGCCTCTGGCCGCTGCTCGAGCGCTGCCGGCCGGTCGCTGCGCTTCTGCCGAAGCCGGGGCCGCACCGCACGACGACGGAGATTTTCTTTGGCGGCTTCTTCGTCACGCTCAACGCGGCGAACCTCTCGACGCAGCAGAGCCAGTCGATCCGGTACAAGATCAACGACGAGCTCTGGCTTCCACGCTGGCAGGAGATTTACGGGCACGCGGTGGCGCGCGTCTCGAAGTTTGAGGAGGTGGGCCGCTCGAAGATCTACAACGCGAGCCAGGCGCCGGTGATGGACGCGGAGACGGGCAACGTCGAGGACACGAGCTACCGCTCGGGCGACCAGGGCGAGTGGCACGCCGAGTGCCCAGGCTGCCGCAAGGTGCTTCCAGTTGCCTTCGAGGTTCTAAGCAAGGAGCAGCGCGGCGGCGTGATCTGGGACCGAGCGGCTCGCCGCGATGACGAGACGTGGGACGTGGGGCGCGCGGTGGAGACCTGCCGTTTCCGATGCATCGCCTGCGGCCACGAGTCCGCGGACAGCGACGCGACCCGCGCCGGCTGGGCGAAGACCGGGCGCTTCGTGCCGATGAATCCTGCGGCGCCGAGGGAGGTGCGCTCGTTCCGGCTGGAGGCAATCGTGACGCGGCCGATGCGGCTCCTCGTCGAAGAGTTCCTCCAGGCCGAAAACCAGCTGGTCCGCACGGGCGACGAGCAGGCGAAGATCGAGTTTCGGACCAAGCGGCAAGCGCTGCCGTGGATCGTCGAGAAGAAGGCGGTGAACGTACTGCTCAAGGACAGCGGCTACAAGCTGGCCGACTACGCGCAGGGCGAGTCCATCCCCGACGAGGCGATCCGCTTCCTCGCAATCGACCGCCAGCAGGATCATTTCTGGTGCGAGGTCGGCGCGTTCTCCACGGCGCAGGGGCCGCGCTACCGCCAGCTTTGGTTCGGGCGCATCGACACGCGGGATCAGCTGCGGGCGCTCCAGGAGCGGTTCAAGGTCTCGAGCGCCTGCGTCGCGCAGGATCGCGGCTATCGGCCGGCAGACGTGGACCGCGACTGCGCGGAGTTCGGCTGGCGCTCGATGCGCGGCTACGGCCGGCGGACGTGGACGATGCGAGACGAGGCGACTGGCACGATGGTCAACTTCCCATTCTCGGATCCGCAGGTGAGCGACTACCGCGGCGGCGATGTTTACTTCTACAACTGGTCGGGCGACTACTTCAAGGACACGCTCGCGACCGCGCTGGAGGGCAAGGGCGACCTGCGATGGGAACTGCCGTCGGACGTGAACCCGCTCTACCTTGAGCACCTCAAGGGCGAGGCGAAGGTCGAGGTGCGGACGGGCGTGTGGGAGTGGCGCGAGGTACGGAGCAACGCCCCCAACCACGGCCTCGATACCTCGGCGATGCTGCTTTGTATGGCGACCATCGCGGGCATCATCCGCTTCGTGCCGGCGAAAACGTAGCGTGGAATTGGGGCCGAGGTTTTCCTCAAAATAGTTCTTGAGATTCCCGAGCGGTTGGGTTTCTCTGGTCACGTCAACAACGACAACCTCAACAAAACAACGACAATGACCACCACGACCTTCACGATTCGAAACACCGAGAAAGCTGCGCGCACCGAATCTCGGAGCACGGGCAAGATTTCTGTGCGTTTCCCGTTCAGCGATTATTATCGAGGCAAAGGGCGCGTGTTTACTGGCCGTCCCGTTGAAGCGCGGAAGCCTATCATCCGCGACGGGCGCGTTTTCGTGAAGTACGACTGCCGCGAGTTTGAGGTGTTGGCTCAAGCCAATGTAATCATTCGTGGTCTAAAGGCGGACATCGTTTGGAGCACCATTTGATGAAGCCTCACGACTGCACCTTCGAGACCTTGGAGGACGGCCGCCAGGTCTGCTTTGAGTGCGACGCACCAAAGAACCCCGCCGCGGTCGCGCTAGGCCGCCTAGGCGGGCGGATCCGATCAGAGGCCAAGGCCGCCGCCGCAAGGCGCAACGGCCGACGAGGCGGGCGACCGCCGAAGCAGACCAAGCCGCTCCCATAGTGGGGCGGCTTTTTTTGCGTCAAATCGAAGCCAGCGCGGGGCGTCAAAAAACCTTTTGACGGCTGCCGCTCTTTTATGGCGGCAGACAATCCCTTTCTCGACATTGACGTTGCGACGCTGACAACGCTCAAGTCCAAGGTTCTCGATGCGATCCAGGCTTGTCTGCTCAACACGAGCTACTCGCTCAACGGCAAGAGCGTCACGCGCGCCGATCTTAACACGCTCAACAAGATGCTGGGCGACATCACCGCGGCCATCGAATACCAGAACGGCGACACGACCGATACGACGTTCGTCAGCTTCACCAGGAATTGATTATGCAGACTTTCGACGCGACCCAAGTCATCCGCAACCGGCCGTGGTTCGAGCGGGCGCTCGAGACCATCGCGCCGCAGGCCGCGCTGCGCCGGCTCCAGGCTCGCGTTGAGACCGCGCTTTTCAGCTACAACGCCGCGCAGACGAACCGGCTGTACGCGCCGATGCAGTACGGCCAGCCGAGCGAGTCCTCGCAGACGGTGCGCGAGCGCGTGGTGATGATGTGGGAGGCGCGGAACTTGGTCGAGAATTGTCCCGAGGTTAAGGAGGTCTCGCGCAAGTTCGGCAATTACCTGACGCCGACCGAATACTCGGCAACGACTGGAGACCGAGACTACAACGCGACCGTCAACGAGTGGTTCCATACGTGGTGCAAGCAGGCCGACGCGACGGGCCGCAACTCGTTCCGCAAGCTCGTGCAGCTGGCCGCGGAGAATCGGCCGGTCGACGGCGACTGCGGCTTCGTCATCCGCCGCGTGGGCGATGGGCTCAAGCTCCAGCTGGTGCCGGCGACCCGCATCGGCAATCCAAACGAGATGGGCCTCGACTCGGAGAACTACTTCGAGGGCGTCATAACGAACGAGTTTGGCGTGCCGGTCGCGTACCGCATTTACCGCGTGACGCGCGAGGGCGTTTACTTCGGCGCGGAGGACGTGCCGGCTGGGAACTTCTGCCACTACTTTGACCCGTTCCGCGTCGATCAGTACCGCGGCGTCACCGACTTTCACGCGGCGATCCAGACGGCGCGGATGCTGCACGAGATCCTCCAAGCCGAGAAGGCCGGCGTGCGCTTCGCTTCGCAGCAGGCGGCGCTCGTCTTCACGGACCGCGGAACGGCCAACGCGCGCAACCTCTTTACTCCGACCCCGAGCGCGACGCTTCCGAGCGGCCAGCAGCAGAAGAACGAGCTTTCCGAGGTCGGGATGATCAAGTACCTCGGCCAAGCTGACCGCGTCGAGACGATGCCGGCGCGGCCGAGCACGGCGTTCACGGGCTTCATCGCGCATCTGATGCACGAGCTCTCGATCGCCGTCGGCATCCCGAAGGGCGTCCTCTTCGGCACGCAGGATTATGCAGGCCCGAGCGTGCGCGCGGAGTTCGCCGCGGCCGACCGCGTGTTCGCGCGGCATCAGGGCGTACTCGTCGACAAGGTGCTCGACCCGATTAAGAACGCGGTCATCCTCGACGCCATCGCTCGCGGCGAAATCCCGGCGCCTCCGGCTCGCGCCGGCGAGACTCCGGTGCAGGCGCTCAAGCGCGCGACCCGCGGCGAGTGGCGCTTCCCGCCTAAGCTCACAATTGACGTTGGTCGCGAGAGCCAAGCCAATCTGAACGAGAACCGCCAAGGCGCGAAGTCCTTGCAGGAGATCGCGGCCGAGCAAGGCACCGATGCCTTTACGCGGCTCGAGCAGATCGCGGCGGAAGCGAGCTACGTAAAGGAGCTCTCAGAGCGCTACGAGATCCCCGAGACGGCGATTCGCCTCGTGACCAACTCGCTCCCGAGCACGCCGGCCGCTGCTGCTGCTACCG